TATGCCGTCAATCTTGACAGTCACCGGCCCCTTATAATCCACGAGCATTGTGTAGATCTGCGACGCTGCGAAGCAGTCACCTCCGGGCGAGTTGATCCAAACGGTCACCGGCCCTGTCCCTTGGTTTAGCTCGGCGCGGAAGATCTCCGGCGTGACATCGTCGTCCCACCAGCTTTCGTCCGCGATTGCGCCATCAATGACCAGTTCGCGCTCGGCTTCTGCGCTCTGGCTGTTGTCGTTCTTCAGCCAGTTCCAGAACTTCCTCTCCATCTGTGCTGTCCTCCTTTCCGTCGTCGATTGTATTTGCATAAGCACCCGCCTCTTTGAGCGGGAGCATATTGCCGTTAATCAGATACAGGTCTCCGCCTTCTTCGGCGGGAATCCTGTTCATGTTTTCGAGCTCGCGGATATCGTTTGCGCTCATCCATCCGTTTTGGCGAGCGATCGCGTATCCGTTCATCCGGCTCTGATAGTCGCCACGCAGCAGCCCCTCCAAGTTGAAGCTGAAGAAGTAGCGCTTTTTGTCGTCCGGAAGCAAAAGCGAACGCTTCAAGCCCTGTTCGATCCTTGCTACCCATGGCGCCAGCGTGTACTTTACGAACTCCAGGCTCTGCTGCTCGATGTTGCTGAAGCTCGATTTCTCAAGATCAGCCAGCATATGAGGCGGGACGCGGAAGATCCTCGCGATCTCGTCAATATTGAATTTCCGAGTCTCAAGGAATTGAGCGTCCTGCGGACTGATCGCTATAGGCTTGTAGGTCATACCCTCTTCAAGCACCGGCGTTTTGCCTGCGTTTACTGCTCCGGCAAAGGATCCCTCCCAGGTCTCGCGGAATCCTTTCGGATCCTTCAGCGCGCCGGGATATTCGAGCACGCCCGACGGCGTCGCCGCGTTCGCGTAAAACTTCCCGGCGTATTTGTCAGCGGCTATAGCCGCCCCGACGGCGTTTCTGGCCATCGTGAGCGGGCTATAACCGACTAAACCACGACCTCTCCGCGCCCATTTCGGATGATCTGAGCGTAGGCGTTTCCCCAGAGGCACAGGTGGCTCATTATTGTCTCCCTGAAGACGAAACTCGTCATCTCAGGGTTCGGTTCGTCGTGCAGCAGAAAGTATAGCGCGTTGTCAAGCGCCTTTTCTTTGCCGCCGTCGGCGGTGTATTTGTATAGATGGAGAGGCAGTTCCGCGATCGCTTCGCTCAAGATCTTCACGCATCCGTAAACAGCGGTGAGCTGCATCGCTGTCTTCGGGTTTACGATCTGCCCCGAAGCAGAACTACCGCCGGCAAACCATGTAGGATATCCGGACACGAGCGTCCAGTCCTTCGGTTCTCTCCGGCGCCTGAATATGTCAAAAAGTCCCATTATTTGTCCTCCTGTTTGTTACACGAAAAGAACGCCGCGCTTGTCGTACACGCTCTCGCTGGTATCGTTGCCGCACCTGATGGCGCGGTCGAGTGCCATGACAGTCGCGACGGCGCCGTCAATCTTTTCAGTGCTTCGTTCTTTGTCCATTTTTATGTTACCGGCTGGATCCGACCGGACACACACGTTGTCCATCATCCACCGCAGAACCGGATGCCCACCGTGCGCTATTCGTTGTTCCAGGACGAGTTTCATCAGTTCTTTGGTCGGCGGGCTCATGTCGCGGAAGCCCTGGCCGAACGGAACGACCGAGAATCCCATTCCCTCAAGATCCTGAACCATTTGAGTGGCTCCCCATCGGTCAAACGCGATCTCTCGGATGTTGTAGCGCGTTCCGAGCTGCTCGATGAATTTCTCAATAAATCCATAGTGTAGCACGTTGCCCTCTGTCGTTTCCAGGAAGCCGCCAGTCTGCCATACGTTGTAGGGAACATGGTCGCGCCGGACTCTTAGCGGGAGGTTTTCTTCTGGGATCCAGAAGAACGGCATCACATGGTAGACGCCTTCCGGATCCTCCGGAGGAAAAACCAAAACGAACGCCGTGATGTCGGTCGTGCTCGACAAGTCAAGCCCTCCATAACAGACGCGGCCTTCGAGGCTTGCGGCGTCGACTTCGCCGGAGCAAAGATCCCACTTCGCCATCGGCATCCAGCGGACTGCCTGCTTTACCCACTGAGACAGTCGGAGTTGTCTGAAGATGTTCTCCTCGGCCGGGTTTTGCTGCGCTGCTTCGCACCATTCCCTGACCGATTCGAGCGTGATCGTCACTCCGAGCGATGGGTTGGCTTTTCGCCAGGTCTCCTCGAGCGTCCAATCGTCGTAGTCCGCCGCGGCGAAAATAACCGGGTAAAACGTCGGATCGATTTTTCTGCCCTCGATGATGTCGAGGGCCTTCTGGTGCTGCTCGTAGCAGATCGAGTGCGTGTTGTCGCCGGCTGTCGTTGTGTAAAAGAAGAGAGGCTGCCGCCTCGCGTCTCCGGATCCTTTGGTCATTACGTCGAAAAGCTTCCTGTCCGGCATCGCGTGAAGTTCGTCGAAGAGAAGACCGTGGACGTTGAAACCGTGTTTACTGTAGGCTTCGGCGCTAAGGACTTGGTAGAAGGATCCGTTCGGCAGATAGATCATGCGCTTCTTTGAGTCGATCACGCGGATCTTCTTCCGGAGGATCTTGCTCTTCCGGACCATCTTTGCCGCCACATCAAAGCAGATCGAGGCCTGCTGCCGATCTGAAGCGCATCCGTAGATCTCCGCCGCCGGTTCGTCGTCTGCACACAGGAGTTTCAAAGCGATAGCGGCGTCGAGCTCGGTCTTGCCTTGCTTCTTTGCGATTTCGATGTACGCCTGGCGGAATTGCCTGAAGCCGGTCTTTTTGTTGACGATTCCAAAAACGTCCCGAATGATCTGCTCTTGCCAGTCGATCAGATCGAAGGGAACGCCGTCCCACTGTCCGATGACGTGGCAGCAAAGCTGCTCGATGAAGTTGACGGCGCGATCCGCTTTTTCTTTATCGTAGCGAGAGGTCGGCAGCATGAAGCGGCTCGGTTTGTAGTTCTTCAGCTTTCTCACGGACTCTGCCTCCTCTATTCAGATGAGGGAGATCCGAGCGAAGCGACGATCTGAAGTTCTCGATCCGAGAGCTTCCAGCGCTCTGCGGCTGCCCGCTCTGCGGCTGCCCGCTCTGCGGCTGCCCGCTCAGAGAGCAGAAAGCCGCCGCCGTAGATTGCTTTGCCGGCCGCATCCATGGCGTCAAGCGAGCCGATCCGAACGCAGTCGGATCTTGTCAGCTTGAACTCGATGCCATACTTGGCCCAGCGCGCGCACATTGCCGCAGTGATAACATTGTCCGGGTATGAATACTTCGGAAGTTCCTTCCGGATCTTTTTCCGGATCTTTTCCCGGTTCTTTTTGTCTTCGATCTCCAGCGTCTTCCGGAGATCCGGAGCCGTTCTGACTTGGTTGTCTCCTTCCATGTTTGTGATGAAGGAGGTGTTGACGTTGGCTCCGTTCTCATAAGTCACTGAAACGCCGACCGGTATGAACGTCACGATGTTCTTCCAGGAAGTAAACAGCGTGAGCGTCGGAGCAAAGACGAAGAAGCCGATGCCTTTGCTCGCGTAAAAGCTCACGATCTCGGCCAGGATCGAAAACGGAGGATTGTCGACGACGACGTCGTCCGGCTTGTAGTTGTATCGCTGATAGTCCCCGCCGGGATAGAACGGTCGCACGAAGTTCTCGCGATTCTTTCCGTATGTTTTGACGACGTACTGAGCGACAGCGTCGTATATGTTGTCCGGCGTATAGCAGTCGTCCGTGGTATGCTTCGGCTTGAACTTATCGACGAACTCCAGGTACTCGTCTTCCGCGTCGTCCGTCGGCAGGTATTCTATTTTTAAGGATTCCATCACGTACCTCCCTCTCAATCTGAGAGAAGACTCTCAAGAGCGGCTTCGTGAGGATCTTTGCCGGAATAAGTTTCCGCACAATTATCCTTGACGATCTGAGAGATGGCGTACCACGCCGCGCTCGCCTGCTTGCTGAACTTGTCGACCATTCGCACGTATGGGCTTTCGATAGGAGCGCCGGTCGTTGGATGCTTGGCGAGAAAGCCGTATTTGCTGATAGCGCGGTGGCACTGGATGAATCGCGCCTCCGCGACCGCGTAGGCATAAATCTGTTGCGTGGTGACGATTCGCTCGCACCCGGTTGCTTTCAGATAGCTCCATGTGTCCTTGACGATTTGTTCGGCTTGCCATTCGATGCCGCCATACTGGGGTTCTCTCAGCCAGTCGTCCACTTTCGGCATATCGTTGCCGACGAGTTCCGGCGGTTCCGGCATCTCCGGGATTTTCAAGACTGTGCCGGTCTGTCCGTCGAGGATCTTTTGACTGAGTTCTTTAGGTCTTCGGCCCGCGCCGGCTCTAACTCCGCCGCGAACTGTTCCGTCTTTTGCCATGTTTTGCCTCCTTTTTGATTGGATCCGGAGGCGCTTTGCCTCGTCTTCCGGATCGCTTTGGTTAATAGCGTCGTTTGATTTCGGAAAAACTCACGCGAAAGCCCACGCCCGCTGAAAAAGGAACGCGACGCAGAGATTTTCCACCCCCTACCGGGTACTATTCAACCGAACCGACTGCCTTCTTTAATGCTTTTTTCGCTGTGGCAGCTTTGGCATAGACTCTGCAGGTTGCTGAAGTCAAGCCGCGCGCCGCCTTGCCTTATGGGGATTATGTGGTCGACGAGCGTCGCCGGCACGATCTTGCCCTGGCGAAGGCACTCCTCGCAGCACGGTTGCTCGCTCAACTGGTGGCTTCTGACTGCTCTCCATTGCGGGGAGTCATAGAACGCTTGCGATTCTTTGTCTCGGCTGAATTTGTTGTAGTCTTTTTCTCGTTCCTTCCGGTGCTCTTCGCAGTATTGCTCGCCACGCTCGCAGAAGCGCCGGCAGCCTTGAACACGGCAGGGCCGTCTCGGTGAATGTGGCACTGTGTCTCCTTTCTGCCTATCATCGCGCTCGCCCCCTTTCGGGGGAGACCGCCGAGAGAAAGGCAAAGCCCGGCGGTCTCCAGTTGGTGCTTTTTTTATAAGGAGGCACCATGAAGAAAAAAGAAAAAAACATGAAAAAGCCCCCGCAACGTGAGCCTTGAAAGGCTCTCGTCCGGAGCTTTTTGCATTTTAATTATATCACACCAAAAATCGAGATTATAGTGACAAAGTGTGCCATTTCGTGCCGTGTTTATTTTTCAG